TTTAGAACAATTCCTATAACACTAGACCGATTAGTTAAAGAAGACCGTGTGTTCATACCTCATGAGTTTGATATAGAAGCTGACAGATCGCAGATTTCCATTGTAACTAAAAAGTTTTTTGACACTTACAATCTAAGGATACTAAATGAGTCAGCGGTTTAAAATAATAGATTTTGATATCATCTATCTTAGCTACGATGAACCTAATGCTGAAAAAAATTATGCTGACCTGCTAAACAAGGTGCCCTGGGCAAAACGTGTACACGGAGTCAAGGGCAGTGACAGTGCTCACAAAGAATGTGCAAGAATAAGTGAAACTGATCGCTTTGTAACAGTAGACGGCGACAATATTGTACGTGAAGATTTTTTTAATCAAGAAGTAGACTTTACTGCTTATAAAGATTATAGTCGATGTGTAGTTAGTTGGTGCGGCCATAATATTATAAATGGCCTAATGTACGGCAATGGCGGACTAAAATTATGGCCAAAGGAATATGTGTTATCTATGAAAACACATGAAAATGCTCCTACTGATGATCCCAATGCGCAGGTAGATTTTTGTTGGGATGCAGAATATATACAGATGAATAGTTGTTATAGTGATGTACATAATAACGCTACACCTTACCAAGCCTGGCGAGCCGGCTTCCGCGAGGGTGTTAAAATGAGTCTAGATCGCGGCGTTCGTGTTGCACATACAAATTTCAAAAGAGAAGTACATTGGAAAAATTTACATCGCTTGCTAATTTGGATGAACGTTGGTTCTGATGTTAAAAACGGTCTTTGGGCAATCCTCGGAGCAAGGCAAGGATGCTATATGACTAACTGCACAGATTGGGACTATACTGATGTTCGAGATTTTGATTATCTCGGAAAACTATATGCTGAAACAATTGATGGTACTGTTACCAATGAAACTGTCATCGATTATATAACATACTTTGGTGATAAACTAAGCCCGCAATTAGACATACCATTAAGTGTATTAGATGAGAGTGCTAGTAGATTTTTTAAACACGTTCATGCAGATCAGACTCGTATCTCAAATAATCTGTTAGACAGAGAGTAATGTACGATATAGTATTTCTGCACAATAAACATTGGTCTGACGATGCCTTAAAAAAAGCAACAGATCAGTTTCCGTTGGCTAAAGTTGTGTACAATTCTGATCCGTTATCTGTGGCAGTAAATTATACAAAATCTGTTAGAACTAAGATGTTTTGGATCATACCAACTATACAACTTCTTAGTTTTGAGTTTTTAAAAATAGACCCTGTATTTTTAGATAGAATCTCGTACCTAGAAGATTTGGATTCTAACAGGATCTATTTGGTTCCGGGAAGAAAATTAATAACTGAGGTAGATTTTAAATCTGCTAAATTTTTAATAGGTACTAGATATAAGAAATCAGCAGTGTGTTATGATGTGTTTTTTCTTAGTTACAACGAAACGTATGCAGATGACAACTGGCAAAAATTAAAAACTAAAGTTCCGTCTGCAAATAGGATTAACGGAGTTAGGGGAATAGCTAACGCACATCGCCAAGCCGCATTAGGAACTGCTACAAGTTTCTTATGGGTAGTTGATGCTGATGCAACAATTAACGACAATTTTAAATTTACTTACGAAGTATCTGCTGATCACTTTGATACAGTTCATATTTGGAAGAGTTCTAATCCAGTTAACGGATTGGAATACGGGTATGGCGGAATAAAGTTACTACCTAAACATCTATTAGTAGAAAAAACAGCCGGTGTTGATGTTACTACTAGTTTAAGTCATAATGTTAAGATTATGGACGAAATTAGTAACGTAACAAACTTTGCAGTTAGTCCGTTTGAAGCATGGAAAGGTGCGTTTAGAGAATGTGCTAAGTTAGCCAGCCAAAGCATTGATAGACAAGAAACTACCGAAACACAATCTCGATTGGCAAAGTGGTTAGAACCAACTAGTCATATGTTTTCTAGTTATCTACTCGACGGTGCTCAACAGGGGAATTTATTTGGAAAACAGTGCAGAAGTAATATATCTGCACTAGTTTCAATTAACAATTATGATTGGCTGAGCAATCAGTTTGATACAAGATCGTTAGCCATAGGAAACACTGTTGAAATTACTTGAGCACAAGCCTTGGCAATTTCTTGATGTTCTAACTGGGTACCATTAGCTGATCGAAGTTCTATGTAGTGTACCCAACTACGCAAAGTTCCATTCATATACAAACGACTTTCAGTAAGACCTTCGGGTAGAACTGCACGAGCCTGTTCTTTAGCAATGCCCTTTTCAATAGCTTCAGCATAGGCTGAACTAGCCTGTTCAATAATCCATTTTTGTTTAGCATCCCACCATGCTTGTAACTCTGTGTCATTTGTGGATATACTATTTTGCCTATTTTTTGTATCTTGTAGTCTGGCTTCTCTAATTACAAAATTTAAATCTTTAGTGGGGTCAGCGTACCTTTGACTAAACTCTTGAAATGCAAAGCTTCTATGACGTAAAATTTGTCTTGCAATGTCTCTAGTAGTAGTAATCTCAATACAAGCACTGACCATTTCTAATGGTGACCAATGTTGATGTTTAATTAGATATTTGATAAGTTTTTCTGAAGTATCAGTGTTCAATTGATTGCTAGGATTACTTACTCTTGCACAATATGCAATAAGTTCTTGAGCATCATCGATGCCCAAGTTCTTAAATTCTTGTGTAGGTTGACTGTAGGATAAAAGGTTAACTTTCATTTTAATCTAACTTTTTCTTAAGAAATTTTTGCGTATCTTTAGTAATATCTTTTTTAACTCTGTCGGTATCTAACTTAAAATCAACATTATCAATTTTTTCTTCGTAGGTACTAACTAACTCAGAAATAGACTTTTCAAACTGGCTCCAACCAGCATCTCTAGTCTTTTTAGTAACTTTAATTTCCCAAACTTTTCCGTCTTTAAAATTTAATAGTACAGAGTCTAAATATCGTAGGGGTAGAACATTTAGTGTTACTTCTCCAAAAACTTCAGGCCAGTGTGCTATAACATCTTTTGGGAGAGACTTCCCGTGTTTACTCACTCCACTGCCGTTACTTTCTTCTTAGTAGGAACTAAGTCTTCAGCCATTCTTCTAAGCTGTGCTGCCTCTTTGCTAAGACGATCAGCATCACTGCGATACTTCCTAGCCATTGCTTCGTCGTCTAGTGGCTCAGCTACAGCAGTCTCTGTAGGAG